CAGCTTTAAAACTAGGGACTGTATATAGTGTAGTTAAATCAGTTGTTGTTAGGTCTACTTTTTTATTTATAAAACTATTTGCCATTAATTTAAAAAGAAGTTTTGTGCTTCTACCTCATCTTTTAATTCTTCTTGAAACGTTGTATTTAGTTTTTCTACAATTGCATCAAGATCTCTAACTTGTGCTTCTGCTGTTCCTAAATCATATTCAGGTGCAGGTCTTGTTAATACTTGTACTATCTTTGCCATTATCTTCTTCCGTCTGGTTGTATGTCTAATCTAAAAGTTCCTAACTTCCAGCTTTGACTTGTTGATGTATTTTCTACTTTTAATGCAATAGCTCTTGCTCTTGCACGTGTATCTACTTTTTGTGTGCTAGATGTTATCGTAAATGGACCAAGAGATGAACTTGCAGCTGTATCATTTGGAAAGTTTCTTAGATTAAAAGTAATTCTTGTATTACCAGTTTGTGATATAAAATCTGGTATAAATCTTCTTATTTTCATTATAAACTCACCATCTCCTCTAAATGTTGCAACACCTGTAGCTTGTCCTGTACCCGATGCTCTTTGTTGTGTAATATCAAAATCTCCTGATAATATATTAGAAGTAATAGCAGTTGTTGTTCCACCTCTAACTTGATCGGTCCCTGTTTCGTGTTCATAGTATGTTGTTTTACCTTCCGTGTTTCCTACAACATCAAAAGATGCATCATCATCTGCTTCATAAAATAAAGCATGAGGTAAACCAAATACAGCAGAGTCACGCCACATGGTTCTAGCTAATGTGCCAACAGTCCATACAGGTCTTTGTGGTGATGAGTCAAAATAATTATATGCAACCATTCTGTTTACAACAGATGATGTAGAAGTTGGATAGAACCATATTACTTCACCAAATAAATTATTTAATCCTGCAGATACCATTTGATTACCAGAATCTAAATTTATATCATTGTAAACATAATCTTCTACTAAACAAGGTAATGACTCTAATTTACCAGCGTATCTAAAAAAACCATTCTCTGACATCCAGTACGCAGCACCATCAACTTCAACACAAGCATTTTGTCCAACGAGTCCGCAGTTAGTTCCAACTTGTGCAAACGCAAACGTAAATGGTTGACCAACAAAACGTTGTGTAAATAAAGACGTATCAGTCCAAACATAAATTGCATCACGACCTCTGATTGCTCCTCTGATCTGTGATCCGTCAGCCAGCCTTTGTGTACCAGCTGTATTGGTTGCTGTAGGTGTATAAGTATTAATATCTTCTTGATCTGAGAATCTAATAAACATATCATCTTGTGTAGAAGGAGTTCCAATAGTTGTTTCTGTTCCAAAGAATACTAAGTGACGATCCGGTGTAGATACTATCATGTGTCTAGATGCTGTTGGTGCACCTGATATAATAGTTGCTCTTGTAGATGTTGCTGTTGTCAAACTTGAATCCCATTCAAAAACAGCGCTGTCGTGAATTAAACAAATAGCTTTGTCACCAAAATTATCTAATGACCACATACCAGGTTCTAATACTAGGTCACCAGAAGCTGCTTCACCCCACGCAACAAAGTCAGATGAATTTGTAACTGTTGCTCCACTAGAATGTGCAGACCTTGTAGAGTTTCTCACAGCTCTTGTAATTCCTGTTAAATTATTTCCAGACACACCTGTATAAGATATTTCCTCATTACCAACTTGAATAAAATTTGTACCTGTGCTTGGAAATTGTGAAGCATCTGTTAAAGTTATAGATGTTCCGGATCCACCTGTTCCAGCGGTGTCATCTGACAGCGAGCCATTTAAAGTCGTAGTGGTTGCCCCAATATCCTCTCCACCCCAAGTTCCAAGAGACCAACCAAAACCTTTTGCTTGCACAGCTGGTCCTACAGGATAGTAATGTTGTACTCTAATGCCTCCTGATGTTGTTGCACCTGATCCAGATTCGTTTGATGGCATGGTAATTGTAAGAGTTGTAGCTGTTGGCACGCTTGTTACCATAAATTTTTTATCATCAAAATCAGATGAACCAAAATTAGAATTAGTTATAGAAGAAAAACTGTCTAATAAAATAATATCATTTGCTGCTATATTATGAGATGTAGAAAAAGTTATAGTTACAACAGCTGATCCGTTGGTTGTACTAAATGCATTAGATAAAGTTGTTGTAGTTTTAATAGGATGTATGTCATAAAATACACCTCCTGAATACGCGTATAAAATTCTATTAGTTCCTATAATAGAATATTTAATAGAAGTAGAACTTACAAAATGATGTAGTCCTCTTCCTGCTCCAGTTAAATCATTTGAACCACCTAGTTGTTTCCAACCACCTATTTTCTCAGGTGTGCCATATCTAAATCTAACATTATCACAATCAACCCATTGACCCTCTGCTCCGGTCTCTGTGACTTGTTTATTAATCCCAGGTGCAAATCCTATTTTTTGTAACATAATTACCTCGCATTATTTGGAACACCATTAGAATTTACTAAAGGGGATTCTGCAAACGCCATGTAAATATAGGTTGATCCAGATGTATTTTGTCCAGCATCTGTTGTAATTACTTTAAAACCATTTGAAAGAAAGTCTACTCTATTTACACCACTTTCAGCAGCAGAATCATTTGGTTGTAAAAGATCATTGTCTCCATTATATCCTTCTCTTTTATTATCCTGTAATTGATAACCTTGGGTAGCACTCACATTTTTTTGCATAACAAATGCGGGCTTAAAGCCGGTCCAAATTACAGGGCCGTTCGTGCTTCCGTTTCCCTCATACTTGCCAAATTTTGAATATCCCTTAACACTATTAAAACAATAAGCAATCATAGCTCCATCATCATTTACTGATGCGTTATCACCAATATTAAATACTGTAGCACTTGGTAAAGAATTCCAAACACTTGAAGCACTTGCTACAGCAGCTGTTGTATTTAAAAACAAATATTGTATGTTTGAAAAAGTGCCATGAAACAAAGCCCAATTATCAGCCACGTCTCTTGGTTTTGCTATAATCCACTCAGGTGTTTGAGATAAACCATGAAAAACTGAATCAGTACCACTTTCATCTCCCGTATATGAAACTATGGAAAATCCAGCAGTGGTATTTTTACTACCAGTTGACGCTAAAGTTGCTCCATTAGTACCAGCACTATTACTAAATGCTGTACCAGCTTTCCAATTCCATGAAACTACATTTGATCCATTTCCATTTGTTGCATTGTCAGTTCCTAATGAAAATCCATCACTACCAAAAGCTGTAAGTGTTTGTGCATTTGTTGATTCCGCATCAGTAGTATCAGATTTTAATCTTTTAGTTGCACCTCGTACAGAGTCAAATAAATGATGATTATATGATTGACTTCTGTCTTTAATCCAAACGAAATCAGGTTGAAATCCAACTCCTGTTATAGACCTTGCAGTTTCATTTCCTGTATAAAGAACAGTATTAAAATAAATTGTTGGGTCGTCTATAGTCGTATAAGCCATTATCCACTCTCCGCTAAGTTCTTACTACACCAAGCCAAATATCCTGTTGGTGGAGCATATTCAAAATTACCAAAACCATTAGCATCTGTGTTACCTGATGATATTGAAAATGGTGGGTTGCCAAAATTAAAAAACATTTCGCTTGTATCACTTCCAGATCCAACACTAAGTCCTGTATATGCAGTCATTGGTGAGCCATCCATAATATTTGTGTTTGTTGTTATTGCACCCGTTTTACTAGATCCACTTGTGGGATCGCCACCACTTGAACCAGTTCGAGTTAAAAATGTTCCATTTCGTCCAATATAAATAGCTTTATTATCTAAATCCATAGCAAATTGAATTATATCCCCATCAGCAAAATCTCCTGATGCAGTATATTCAACCATTACTCCTTGTGCATCACCCTCGAAATGTTTTCCTGCTTTACAACTTGTTGTGCATCCAGCTAAGACTTGTTGAGGCGTGTTTATAACACCTGAATAATCACTATTATTTAATTGTGTTTGGTAATTCATTATTCCAACTCTTGATCTATCCGTTTGTCCAGCTTCACCTATTTTACATTCAAAGTACCACTTACCAGAATCTGTAGGCATAATCGAACTACCATGTAAACCTAGGGTTCCAGTAGTTGCTCTACATTTTAAATTACCTTCCGATAAAGTCCAACCAGACGCAGTGTGATTTTCTGATGTAAAAGTACAAAAATTATTAGTGCAGGTATCTGTGCATTGGTCAATAGATGTTAGGTTGTTTGCAGTAAAGTCTTTATTGTTACCAGATACATCGTTTCCTAAAGCTGAACTATCTTTATAGTCTAAATAGAATCCTTGACTTCCAAAAGTTAAACCTGATGGATCTTTTGGTTTCCATATAGTTGGACTATCTGAATCAAACTGTCCAAAACTTGTTGGGTCTAAAGAAGTACCATCTATTAAAATTGTTTCTGCTAAGTAGCCATCAAAAAAATCTGTGCTACCTCTTTTACCTATTTGTAAAGTTCCACCTTGATTAAAACTAAATGTATAATCTTGAGCAATAGATGCTACTGTATTTGCTTCTGCTAATGAGCCATTAAGATATAATCTTAATCTATTAGCATTAGTTCCATCTGTGCTGTCTCCTCTAAGAACTATATGATACCAAGACGCAGTTTCTTTCAACAAATTATGCCAATTCCATGTGTGATTACCATTAGAATCAAATACTTCAAAAACATTTCCAGAAGTAAGTCGTATTCTAAAATAATTAGAATCATCATGTTCTAATATAGATTGAAGTACACCTAACTTACTTCTTTTGAACCAAGTTGAAAAAGTCCAAGTAGTTCGAGTTCCAGCAGTTGTTGATCTTGTTAAAGAATCACTGCTTGCGCTATCAAACCTTAATGAGTTAGCAACATCAAATCCTGAATCTTTTATGGAGTTAGTTCCAAGTATTAACGGAGCAGTCATTAAATCTCCAATGTCGGTAATTCACCTAATGGTCTTTCCATAACAGGATTTTCTTCTGTGCCTGTATTAACATAAGTATATAAAGTTTCTAAAGCTGGTGTATCAGCAGCGTTTGTAATTTGAGTTTCTTGTTCAGCAGCTTTTGTTCTTACTGCTGCTCTATGAGTAGTAATAGCTGATGGTACTTCTGTGCCTGCATCTGCTTTTCTAATTATATACCAATCTGTATCTTGCAATATTCCTGCAGCTTGTTGTTTAATTTTTCTAATTAATTGTGTTTTTAACCCTTCAACTTTTACATCTCCAACTTCTTTATCATCAGGTAGATTACCATCGTCTGAATCTTGTTGTGTCCACAAGCTATCTGCGTGTGCTTTAGCTGTTGCAGTTCCCCATGATCTTGTAACTTGATTGTCTGCAAATACGTAAGATTCATTAGTGTTGATGTACCACTTTTCATCTTTTTTATTTGTTGAATCAGTTATTACTTCATAGATACCTATGGCATTTAATTCAGAAATTGACCATATAGAAAATATTTTAGCTGGATACCTTACATCTCCTATCACAACTGATTTAGGACTATTAATGTATTGTGTTATATTATTGTCTTCTACTATTGCGTACATATTTTAACTTTCACTTAAATTTAATGTTCTACCTACTTCTTGCCATACAGTTCCGTTATATCTGAATACAAGAATATCTGTCTTACCATCTGTCGACGTAAACGTTGGAGCTGTCGACGCGGCAAATTCAAATACAGTATTAAAGGCGATTGTGTGTGAGCCATTGTAATTAATTTCTAAACAAACAAATGAACCCTCAACTGAATTAGTTGGTGCAGAAAATGTAGTGTTTTCTGTTGTTAAATGAAATGCGTTAGGTTTGGCCTGCACATCCCATGCAACGGCGTTTGAAGATGATGTTAATGCTTGTTGTGGAATATAAGCTAAATCGTTAAATTTAATATACCCTGTTCCATTTGTTGAAACGTCTATATTACCATTAGCGCCATCGGCTAAAGTTATGTTTCCAGCGTTTGTGCCGTTATTTGTATTTAAAATTAAATCACCAGTTCCTTGAGTTGTTAATGTTGCATCAGCGTTGTTATCACCAATTTGAACTGTGTCTGCTTGTAAAGTAACATCTCCTGTTCCATTTGGAGCAATATCAATGTTATTATTAGCACCATCAGTAATTGTAATTGTACCTGAGTTTGTACCTGAGTTTGTACTTAAAACTAAATTTTCTGTTCCTCCAGTTGTGACTGTAAGCGTGCCCGCACCATTTGAAGTTAATGTAGCTGCCGCTCCAGAGTCACCAACTTTAACTGTGTCTGCTGCAAGAACTACGTCACCTGTACCATTTGGTACAATATCAATATCTGCATTTGAAGTTGATACAATATCGTTTCCGTTAACATCTAAGTCACCACCTAATTGTGGTGAAGTGTCGTCAACAACATCTGATATACCAGTTCCAATCGCAAGTGTTTTAATATCTGGATTTGTACCATCATTAGCCGCTGCAAAAACTATTTTATCACCTTTATCTGTTGCTGAAAAAGTAAACGTAGATCCTGAACCAGTTGCATATTTAAACTGAACTGTGTAAGATCCTGAAGTTGAATTTCTTAAAATGTAAAAAGTTTCTACGTCATTTGGAATTGTAACAATTTGATTTCCTGTGATTGTACCAGTAAACTCAATCATTCTTCTTTGAGCTGTACCAGTAGTAGCACCATCAACAACTGTTAGTGCTGTAGTTTGTGCACCACCTGCAATAGATACTTGTGCAAAACCACCTGTTAGTTCTGCGATTAGACTTAAATTGTTATTGGTTTTTGTCCCCCATGTACCAGCGTTTTCACCAGTTGCTTGAAGTTCTATTCCTAAAGGTGTGTAAGTTGATGCCATAAATTTTTATCTCCTATGCAGCGTCACTATAACTTGTATTTGATCCGGTTGCAACATCAGAATATGATGAATTCGAACCTGTTGAGGCGTCACTATATGACGAATTTGAGCCAGTGTCAACATTACTATAAGAACCATTAGATCCTGTGTCAACATTTGCGTAGGCTTGTATTCCAATTGTAGGATCTACAAAAGTAGCTTGTAAACCAGTTAAACCCATTACATCTGATGGAGTTATAGATCCAGTTGAAAATGTTGCAGCTATACCTGTTAAAGGAACACCTATTGCAGGAACTATAGATCCTACAGCAGACGTAGATTGAACACCTGTTATATTAATTATTTGTGCATCATCTATTGTTATACTACCCACATTAGTAGTTGCTGAAACACCAGTGATCGCTGCTGGACCAAATTCTAATCCTAATGTTCCTACATTAAAAGAAGCGGATACTCCTGATATAGACGCTGGACCAAATTCTAATCCTAATGTTCCTAAATTTCCTGTAGCTTCTTGACCTGTAATACTTGGTGTTGAGTCGATGGTAAAAGTTGTACTTCCAACATTTGTTGTTGCCTCTTGTCCTGATAATCCAACTACATCTGCTGGAGCTATTGCACCCACACTTGAAGTTGCATCTAAACCAACAACGTTTAAAACTTGATCAGGAGATTCTCCCCAAGAATTATCATTCCAACCATCTCTACCCCAACCAGTTAAAGTTCCTGCATAAGATAAAGTTGGTGTTGCAAAAGTTGATTCTACTCCTGTAAGAACTGCTATCTCTACTGTAACAACAGAAACACTACCAACGCTAGTTCTTGCAAATTTTAAAAGTTGATCACCTGTTGGTGGATCTGCAACCATGTCTAGAGGAACACCAATGCCTTGAACAGCCGTTCCTAAAGAAGTTGTTGCAGAAATTCCTGTTGGCTTAACAGAATATTCTACACCCCAACCTGAGTTGCCCCATTGTTGTCTGCCCCAGCCTTCTAAATTAAATGATTGCGGTGTCCCTAAGGCAGAGGCTGCTTCAGGTGCAGTAAGTGATACACTTATTACATCATCTTGCCACTCGTTTGATCCCCAAGTGTTAGTACCCCAGGTAGATGCCATAAGGAGTTCCTCCTTACGCTATACGAATGATTGCGTTACTTGCGTCTGCTGTTGGAAATTGAATTGTAAATGTTCCGCTAGAAACTGTTTTGTCACCACCAAAAGCGATAACAGCTACAGCTTTGTCAGATTGTGAATCGTTATAAATCAATGCACCATTAGCTGTAAAAGATGCTGAAGTAAAACTTACATCAGCAAAATCACATAATGCAGTTGTTCCAGATGTTGTTGGAGTTACTGAAGTAAGTGTTGCACCTGCAGCTGTGTACCCTGTTCCAGATATTTCGTTGGAAGTTGAGTATGCAGTTGTTGATGCTCCTAAAGATGCAGAGCTTGTGTATAAAGCTATTTTAAAAGTATCACCACTAGAAGCAGTAAAATTGTGTGTACCAACCAAGATTTCTTGTTTAAAACTTGTACAAATTGCTGATGATATAGCCATAATTTTTCTCCTACGGGTTTGCTGATCTTACTGGTATACGAACAGCGCCATCAGTATAGTCGTCTCTTCGTCTTCTACCAACTTGCTCGTTAGCAAACTTCTGTACTTCCTGTTTATACTTATTTTCATATAGTGTCAACATGTCTATCGGACCTTTTAAAAATCCATAGGCTTCTGATAAACAACAATATAAAAGACCATTTGGAAAGTTAAGACTGATATAATTAGTGTCATCGTTCTCTAATAATGCAGGGGCTGCATTGTAGTGAACCTTAAATTTATACGTAGTATCAGGAACAGGAGCAAACATTATTCTTCCAGAAGTGGTATCAGACTCTCCTGTTGCACCACCAAACATAGCATAATATTTTGGTTGCCCTCTTTTAGCTGATTCTGTTGACGATACATATTCTTGTAAATATGAAATATCTTTCTTTTCTAAAAATACGTTTGCTCCAGTTACAGCTGATGTTGAATCATATACTTGTATAGCTCTAATAAAAACAGCTCCTGCTGGAGAGTTAATAGTCGATTGACCGGCCACTAAATTACCATCTTGTTGTTTTCTATCTGCATCAATCGGAACATCTCTAAATATTCTATATTGTGCATTTAAAATAATATTTTCTAAAACAGAGTCTGATAAAACAGTAGAGTCTGTTTCCGTGTAACTTCTAATCTGTGTTTTTAATCCTGATGCACTTAATCCTGCCATTAAATAACTCCTGCCTGTCTTAACTCTCTACAAATAGAACAACTTTTTTTATACCTATTATGTGTTCCACATTTTTGTGGTTCTTCTTTTACCACTTCTTTTACTTCTTCATACAAAACAAGATGAGGGTCTTGTT